CTCTGCCCGCCGCGCTCACGAAAGCGCACTGCGACCAAAGACGAAACTGCCGCTCGCGCCTCCCCGCGCGCTGACCGGCCACGCCGCCGCTTCGAAGGTATGGCGCCAGATGCTCGCGCTGTATGAGGAGCTGGAGGCCGTGATCGTGACGGCGCTCGACCAGGATATTCTGGTTGAGTATTGTTTGCTCATGGAGCAGGTCCAGGAGATTGACAAGCTGCGTACCTCGGCGTTGAAGGCAGCCAAGAATGCCCAAGATGCTTATCGGGCCATGCGGCGGAAGCGGAAAGAGCCACGCGATCTGGCAAAGTTTCAAGACGCTCTCAATGAGACCTACGAGCTGATCGCTAAGTTGGATGCCCGCTCGGATGCCAAGCGCAAACTGCTCTTGACCTTGCGGCAGTCACTTTACCTTACCCCGCGCTCGCGCGCCGGCGTCGAGCCGCAAGAGAAAAAAAAGCCCAAGGCCAAAAGCCAGATCGCCGAGTTGCTCGACGAAGTAACTGAGTTTGTGAACGAGCCGAAAAGTTAGTAAATTGGGCTACTCCTCACTTTGAGAAAGGATTGTAAAATATGTCTGAAAATAATGAATGTTGGGCCGTAGTTGATCTAATGGGGCACATCACCATTGCAGGACGTGTCACTAAGCCTGGTGAATATGGTGGCCTATGGCAGATTGACATCCCAAAGGAAGAAAGTTATTGCACAGAATTTTTTAGCAGCCAATCGGTTTATCGTATCCGAATTGTCTCAGAAGAAATCGCCCGCGCTTATGCTCTCCAACAGCATGAAGTGATTGAATATAATGCGCCAATTGTGACACGAGCTGAATATGAAAACGCAATAGCCCTGGTACAGGAGAAATACATACAGCTCAAGCAACAGAATGAAATATTGAAAGAGCGCCTTATTGCCATCAATGCCTTACCAGCTCCCAGCGAGGATGGGGAAGGAGTCTATATTCGTCCTGATGTTTGATATACGCGCGGCGGACCGCGTCACCCGCTTTATCGAATTGCTCAAGCTGACCGGCGACTTCTACGGCCAGCCGTTCCAGTTGATGGACTGGCAGCGGAAGATCGTTCGGGATGTTTACGGTACGCTGCTGCCGCGCGGGGTGCGGCAATACCGCTACGTGTACGTAGAGACGGCCAAGAAGAACGCCAAGAGCCAGCTCGGAAGTGCGGTGGGGCTGAAGCATCTTTACGATAAGACCGAACCGCATGGGCAGATTGTGCTGTGCGCCGGGGACCGCGAGCAGGCAAGGGTGGACATCTATGAGCCGCTGGTCGCGATGATCGAGCAGGATGAGGAGCTGCGTGCCCGTGTCAAGATCCGCGATAGTCTGCGCGAGATCGAAAACAGGGAAACCGGAACGCTCTTGAAGGTGGTCTCTGCCGAAGCCTACACCAAACATGGCTGGAATATCTCCTGCTGCATCTTCGACGAGCTGCACGTCCAGCCCAACCGCGCCTTATATGACACAATGATAAAAGGCGCGGGACTGGCACGCCGGCAACCGATCTGGTGGTTTCTAACCACATCCGGCGATGACCCAGATCGTGTCTCAATCTGCTGGGAGGTGCATAGTAAAGCCGAGGCGGTGCTAAAGGCGCGCGCCGCGGGCGACACGGCCAAGGATATTCCCACGTGGTACCCTGTCATCTACGCTTACAACGGGGAGGACATCTGGAACGAGGCCAATTGGTACGCGGCGAATCCATCACTAGATATTTCCCTACGCATTGAAGACCTGCGTGACCTGGCGAAGGAAGCTAAACTTGCGCCTGAGGATGAGCGCCTGTTTCGATGGCTGCACCTAAGCCAATGGCCAACCACCAAGTTGACCTCCTGGCTGCCACTCGATCTCTTTGATGCCACGGTGGGGACGTGGACCCGGAAAGACATGGCCGGAGAGGATTGCTATCTGGGCGGCGACTTTTCCACCACAACAGACCTTTCGGCGATCTGCCTGATTTTTCCACCGCAGCGGGAGCATGACGACTGGCGGGTGTGCTGGGATTGCTGGATCCCGGAACAGGACATGCAGGCGCGGATCAAAGAAGATCGAGTGCCTTACGACAAGTGGGCGCAGGATGGCTGGATCATGCCGACCGAGGGCGACATGATCGATTACACCTCGATCGAGGAGCACATCCTTGAATTGAAAGCGCAATTCAACATCAAAGAAATGGGCAGCGACCGCAGCTTTGCCGCCATGCTGCTCCAGCGGTTGACCCAAACCGGCATCGCCTGCGTGGATGTGCCGCAGCGGGTGGCGGAGCTGACGGACCCGATGAATGAGATCGAGATCCAACTGCGTTCGAAGAAGGTTACGCATGAGAATAACCCCTTGGTGCGCTGGGCCTTCGGCAACACCAGTATATTTGTCAACGGCAACCACCAAAAGAAGTACGTCAAGCAACACCACGGCAAAACGGAGCTGCGTGCGAAAAGGATTGATCCGATCGCAGCCTGGGTGTGCGGCATGGCGCGCGCCAAGTTCTACGAGGCCGGTTCTGGGCCTTCGGTGTATGAGGATCGGGGAATACTAAAGTTGTGAGACGGCGAGAAATGAGACAACAGCAAACTCTTTTTGAGAATTCGCGATTAACGCTTGCGGAAGCGATTGATATTACTGTTGCATCACTTAATACCTATGCAGCAAAGTACCGGCATTGGGCCATTGCATATAGTGGCGGTAAAGATAGCAGCGCTCTGGTCTCGGTCGTTTTATGGTTGATTGCCCAGGGCAGAATCATTGCCCCCGAATCGCTTACTGTTTTATATTCCGATACACGTCAGGAAATCCCCCCTCTTGAAATTGGCGCTAAAAAAACACTCGAAACTGTGCTCCAGAAGGGATATATAGCACGGATTGTTTTGCCTGATTTGGATAACCGTTATTTTGTCTATATGCTTGGGCGAGGTGTCCCGCCACCCAATAATAATACACTCCGCTGGTGTACAGCAAAGATCAAGATTGAGCCAATGATAAACGCCTTGAAAACATTGCGAGATGAACATGGGGAAAAGTTTCTTATGCTTACCGGGGTGCGTATTGGAGAAAGCGTCATTCGGGATACCAGGATCGCTTTGAGTTGTAACCGTAATGCCGCTGAATGTGGACAAGGATGGTTTCAGAAAACTACACCGAAAAGCGTCGCCGATACACTCGCCCCATTGCTCCACTGGCGAGTATGCCATATCTGGGACTGGCTACTATTTGAAGCGCCTGCAATTATTCCATCCGTAATGTTTGTGGCACAGGTTTATGGAGGGGAAGCGGCCGAAGAAATCCACGCCCGGACAGGTTGTATTGGATGTCCACTGGCAAGTAAAGATTTAGCGTTGGATCATGTATTATCAATCCCGGAATGGTCCTATCTGCAACCACTAAAACGAATGCGGCCACTCTATATTGAACTTCGCAGTTTCAGACATCGGAAACAAAAAGACGGAGAACGCAATAAGAACGGCAACTATTCTAGCCATCCGAGCCGCAAGGGGCCGTTAATTTTGGAGGCCCGCGAATGGGCACTTGGTGAAGTTTTGGGAGTGCAGAATGAAATCAATGCCAGGGCCGATAAACTTGGCAAGCCAATGATCGACTTGATCAATGCTGAGGAAGAAAGAAGAATTAGAGAATTGATCACATTGCGAACTTATCCACAAAGGTGGAGCGACGCCGATCCAAACGCTGACATATTGATTCCGCAAACTTATCGAAACGGAGATATTCAGGCCATATTACCGTTGGAGTTCGCAAGATGAGAATGGCGGCGCAACGGGTTGAAAAATGTTGAAAATTTTCAAAATCGTGCTATACTATGGTAGTAAGCCAACGAAATAAGGGAACGGTCGAGTTTACCGCCGACCAGTATCGGAAGCGCGAGCTGCCAAACTGGTCGGCGTTTGTGTTTTAAGATAGCTAGGAGATTGCTTCGCTCGACAAGCAAGCCGATCTCGCAATGACATAGATGCAAATGAAGCCCGATTGTAATGACTGGTTCTACTATGGCGGCCTGGCGATGCTTTTCGCCGGGCTGTCTGTGGGTGTATCCATTGCGGTGGCCTTGATTGTCGTTGGGGCGCTCCTGGCGGCGGTGGCCGTGAGCAACAGCTACGTCGCGTTATGGCACAGCAGCCGGAAGGCGGAGTGATGTTACTCAAACCGTCCATGTTCATGCTGGCCAACGCGAATACACCGGTGGATCAAGAAGCCCGGGGGCGCGTGGGCGCGGTGAGGGAAAAGAGCCAGAGCAATGAGCCTATCACCGTTGAAAACGCCATCACTGTATCGGGCGTGATCGCAATCATTACACTGATCGCCCAGGATACGGCCAGCCTGCCATTGATCCTTTATGGGCGACAAAGCGGGGGCGGACGGTTTCGATATATTAGCAATCCCTATTACAGCCTGATGCACGACGCGCCAAACCCAGAAATGAGTGCGCTGAATTTCCGCGAGCTGATCGCAGGGCATTTGATCGCCTGGGGAAACTTCTACGCGCAGATGATCGGGGACAAGAGCGGCGTGGTCCGGGAGCTATGGCCGCTGCGCCCGGACCGCATGACTGTGCAACGGGTCAAAGGCGAGAAGCTCTATAAATACATCACATCAAACGGGCAGCCACGCACTTTCTTGCGGGATGAGATCCTGCATATCCCGGCTTTTGGCTTCGATGGGCTGGTGGGCTATAGCCGAATCAGCCTGGCGCGCAATGCGATCGGCCTGGCGCTGGCGACCGAGAAATTTGGCTCGAAATTCTTCGCGAAGGATGCAAGGCCGGGCATCGTATTGGAGCATCCGAAGCAACTCAGCACTAAGGCGGCACAAAACCTGAAAACCTCGTTCATCGAGGAGCATGAGGGAACAGAGAACTCGCATGGCGTCTTCGTGGCCGAGGAGGGGATGAAAGTGGTAGAGGTCGGCATCCCGCCGGAGGATGCGCAGTTCCTGGAAACGCGCAAATTCCAGTTGCAAGAGATCAACCGCATCCTGGGACCGTTGCCGCCGCACATGCTGGGTGACGTGGAGCGCAGCACGAGCTGGGGCAGCGGGATCGACAGCCAGGAGCAGGGATATGTCAACCATACATTGCGGGCGTATACCGTGCGCATCGAGCAGGCACTTGGGCAGCAATTGCTGCTAGAGACCGACCGGGCGCGCGGGGCATATTTTGAGCATTTATTCGATGGCTTACTGCGCGGCGATATTGCCACGCGCTACGAGGCATATACCAAGGCTATCACGGTGGCGTGCTTCATGAGCCGCAACGAGGCGCGCATACGGGAGAATTTAAACCCCGCGCCGGGGCTGGACGAATTCCTGGTGCCGCAGAACATGGCGATAGTGGGCAACGGCGCGCCGGCCAACCAATCGGCATTCGATCCACTTTGGCAAGATGTGCTGGGGCGGGTGGTGAAACGCGAGGCCAACGACGTGAGGGGCGCAGCGCGGCGATTCCTGGCGAAAGGTCAGACTGAAGAGTTCGCTGCCTGGCTGGATGCGTTCTACAGCCAGGAACAACCGGCTTTCATCCGGCGCCAGGCCGAGCCGTTGCTGGTGTCCATGCGCAACCTGTGGGCCATCGCGGGCGAGGCGGGGCTGCAAGCCTGTTTCGACGCTTATTTGGCAGCGCAACGCGCGGCGCTAGAAGGCGTGAAGAGCGCCGAAGAGGTAGAGGGGCTTGCCGAGCGTTGGAGCGCCGAAAATCCCGGACGCCTGGCGGAGCAAGTGCGCTTGATCCTGCTGGATGAATATCTAAGTCACGCCGGAGGGCAGGATGCCTAATGTAAACCGGCGTGCGCCGAACAAGACACATACGCAATCGGTGGTCTTCGAGAAGTCCGCGGGCTGGACGAAGGAGAGGGCGCGCAAATGGGTCAGCGACCACGGTTACTATACCGATGGGATGATCTTGGGATTCCCCAAGAGGAAGGGCAATACAATGGATACGCTGAAACTCGATAAGAAACTCTTACCGGTGCTTTATTCACTGCCGTTGATCGAGACACTGGAACTGCCGCCACGCGCGGAGCTGCTGCCAAAGATCGAGAGCGGCGAAATAGAGCATTTGGATTTCACGGCGCGGGTCTTTGGCACGGGCAAGAACCGAAACCCGTACCTGTTCAATGACGCCGATCTGCCAGGATTTGCAGCCAGTTTTGAGAAGAAACCGTTCCTGCGGGACCATGATACCGAGCATGTAGACTCGCGTGATGGAACAATCCTGGCTTCAAAGTCGGACAGCGGCGTCTTCGTGCAGGATGTACGTTTGACGACGCGGCGCGGCATGACCGATTTTCTGGAAGGGAAGATGGACCGCTTCTCGATCGGGTGGTTTTATGACGATGTGATCTGCACCATCTGCAATTCGTCCTTTTTTGGAGCGAATTGCCTGCATTACCCGGGCCGTAAGTACCAGACTGACCAGGGAGAGAAGGTTTGCCAACTGCTGTTCATCAATCCGCAGGGGCGAGAGACCAGCGCGGTGAACAGCCCAGCGGTCGAGAATACCGATGTGATCGGCGCGCGTTTGCAGGAGTTCAAGCTATCACTCCTGGGCGCGCCAGTGCAAGAAGAAAGCGGCGAAAAGCCAAACGAGACGGAAGCTGCTAAGCCGGTGCAGCCGGTGGAAGAGGCGGAGGATGGCGGCCAGGCGGCTGCTAAAATCGCCGTAACCGGCGAAGCGGAGGCGGAGCAGTTAAAAGCCGCGGCGCAGGCGCGCCGGGCTGAACATTTCGAAAAGTTGGCTGCCGCCGAAAGTATTACCGTTCAAGGAGGAACGATCATGAATATACGAGAAATCCAGGCGCAACGCGCCGCCAAGATCACCCGCGCCCGGCAGCTTGCCGACCTCGCCGATGGCGAAAGCCGTGACTTCAGCGAAACTGAACGCATCGAGTGGGAAGCCTTGATGGGCAAGGGCGAGGAACCCGGCGAGGTTGCACGCCTGGCAGAGCAGATCGAGAAGACCCTGGCTGAACGCGAGAAACTACGCGCGGCAGAGACTGACCTTACGGCGCTTTTCGCCGAACCCGAAAAGCCGGCGCCGGTCGAGGTATTGACCATGAGCCGGAAAGATTTCAACCAATTATCCGCCGCACAAAGCATGAAGTTTATCAAGCATGGCGGCAAGATCACGGAGTAAATTGCAATGCCTAATACCCTTACCAACCTGATTCCCGATGCGTATGCCGCATTGGATGTCGTCTCGCGCGAGCTCGCCGGCTTCATCCCGGCGGTGATGCGCGATCCAACTGCTGACCGCGTGGCGATCGGGCAGACTTTGCGCGTGGCGCAAGCCCCGGCCAACGCTGCCGGCGGAAACAACACCCCGGCCATGTCGCTGCCCTCGGCAGCCGACCAGACCATCGGCAACAAGGACCTGACCATTTCCAAGAGCCGCTTCTTCCCGTTCTCCTGGAGCGGTGAAGAGCAGAACGCGGTGGACAAGGGTTCAGGCTATCTGACCATCCAGCAGGACCAGATCGCGCAGGCGATTCGGGCGGCAATTAACGAGATGGAGACTGACCTGGCCACGGCTATCTACCGCGCCGCCTCGCGTGCCTATGGCACGGCCGGCACAACCCCATTCGCCGGCGACCTGAGCGACCCCGCCAATGTCCTGAAGATCCTGCTCGATAACGGCACCCCCAAGACTGACTTGCAGCTCGTCATTGACACTGCGGCGGGCGCGAAGTTGCGCACAATGGGACAGTTGACGAAAGTCAACGAAGCGGGCACAGAATCGTTCGCTCGCCAAGGTGTGTTACTGCCCTTGCATGGATTCGATATTCGCGAGAGTGCGCAGATCCAGGTGCATACCAAAGGCACCGGCACGAGCTGGGTGGTGAATGGCAGCCACGCGATCGGGGCGACGACCATCGCGGCCAAGAGTGGCTCCGGCACGATCCTGGCTGGGGATGTGATCGTGCTTCAGGGCGACACCAACAAATACATAGTCACCGCAGCCCTGGCGGAAGGTTCGCTCGCGATCGGCGCACCCGGCCTGAAGGTGGCCCATACCGATGGGCAAACGATCACGGTAGGCAACAACTACACTGCTAACACCGGCTTCCGGCGCCAGGCCGTGCTTCTGGCAACCCGCCTGCCGGTGACGCCGAAGGAAGGCGATCTGGCCACCGATACCCAGATCATCACCGACCCGCTCACCGGCATCTCGTTCGAGCTGGCGTGGTACCCTGGCTTCATGATGGGCGTCTACCACCTGCGTGTTGTCTGGGGCGTCAAAGTGATCAAGCCGGAGCACGTCGCTAACCTGCTCGGCTAACCCTCTCTCCTGCCAATGGGTGACAGTCGCCTGCGGGCGGCTGTCACCTTCCTGAAAGGAAGGGCAAAATGGCAAAAGTAGTCATGCAAAAAAGCGACCTGGATGACATCTACGTGGATGAAACACAGGTCTCAGCGCACGAAGCCCTTGGCTGGACACGTTCCAGGATCGAAGTCGGCTTCCAAGAAATGACTCTCCCGCCGGATGCCGCGATCAATCGCGGCGGGGTAAGCGCGCTGAGCGTGGTGGACTACCGCATCACGCCAGAGGCCGGGGATACCAATACCATCCTGGCCGCTGCCGACCTTGGGGAAGAGCCCCAAGAAATCACGGAAGGCATCACCCAACCGGATGTGCCGCGCCTTCTTTCCGTGACCGGAAGCGCATCTGGGATAACGGGCAATGTGACCATCATCGGGCGAAATGTCTTCAAGGAATTGATTAGCGAGACGTTTGCTCTGGATGGCACAGATACGATTGAAGGCATATTGGCCTTTGCCGAGGTAGTTGAGATCGATCTACCGGAGCAGGTCCACGAAAGCGGCGACGCAGTAGAGGTGGGCAGCCTGGACATCTTCGGCCTACCGCAATCCATTGATTACGAGGCTTTTATGCTCAAGATGCTCTTTGATGGCGAAGACGATACTGGCGGTGTATTGACCCTGGATGCCGATGAGATCGAGAAGAACCTCTACGAACCAGCCGGCACGCCGGATGGCGAAACCGCTCTAGATCTGGTATTCCTGAAATGAGGTGAACAATGGCCGATGAATTCGTCAAAATGGAAAAGGATGGTGAGATCATCTACGTCTCACCGTTGTGCGTTCAGGATCACCGGAGGCTGGGCTGGAAGGTCATCGAGGATGTGTTGATCAACGAAGTACCGCCCGCGCCGGCGCGCAAGAGCATTGAGCCGGAGATGAAAGTCGCCAAGAACAAGCACAACAAGTAAGCGAGGTACGAAATGGCAGATACATACATTGATCTATTTGACCACAATTCGAGCACTTTCAAACGCATCAAGCTAGTGGATGCGGGCGATGGAACCTTTCGCTTTGCCACTGACACTGTGGTGGATGTCGGCGACATCGAGATCGGCGCGGTGGAAATCAAAGATGCCGTGGCTGACAAGCGCGCGCCAGTAGACAATACCTATGGTCTTGGCGTGGATGTCACCCGTTCCGCCTTGCCAACTGGCGCGGCCACCCAAGCTACGTTGGCGGCGATTTTGGCACTCCTGCCAACCGCTTTGGGTGGCTCTGGTGGCCTAAAAGTCGAACAGACCCGCACGGTATGCGCGTCGGCTGACGTCCATGCCCCCGCAGCCAATGCCGCTGCTGTCGTTACCTATGGGGCAGATGCCACTAAGTGCCATGTCGTCACTGGCATCGCATGGAGTTATGTTGGTGGCATTCCGGTTGGCGGCAACTTGCTCATTACAGACGACGGCGTGACTGTGTTTAGTCTGGATATTGACCAGTCGGGCCCCGGCAGCATCGAGTTTGCCCGACCGAAGAAGCAAGCGGCAGCCAACAAAGCGCTGGTGATTACGCTCGCGGCTGGCGGAGCGGGCGTAACAGGAAAGTTGTCAATTACTGGGCACTTTACGGAGGCCTAAATGAGTGGGCTGATTTTGCCAGGTGCTAGAGGACGTCCGGTAGCAACGGCACAATTGACCTGCTACGCAATAGGGGACGATGGCGATCAGCGCAAGGGGTTGGCGCAAAAGTATACTGTCCTGTCAACGGGACAGTATTCCGGGACGGTCAACTTGGATGTGCCTGAGTATGCGGCGGCCACTTTGTCGTTCACCGCAGCCACAAAGACGATTGCAGATAGCGCGTCTGGGTTGGCCTCGGTCAAGACCGGCGACACGATCCGTATTGTCGGTTCTGTTTCCAACGATGGTGTATATACGGTGGCAACGGGTGGAGTTGCCGGCGCGGTTGTTGTCAACGAAAGTTTGGTGGATGAGGTGGCAGGGGCGTACATTACCATTTGTAAGCGGGTGAGCAAATCCAACAACTGTGTGCTTGACCAAAACACGCTCAAGATGTGGATGCGGTACTCGTCTTATGGCGATTTGGTCGGCGCAGCCTCAGATGGCAAAATGAATTGGTACAATGCTGCCACGTGCTACACTCTCCATCCTGCTGCGGCGGATTTGGCAATGGTTGCAGGCAACATTCTACGCATTACAGGCACAGATGAGCACACGCGATTTTTCGCTGGCGAGGTTTTATTCTGCTCCGGTTTTGCCAACGCTGTGAACAACCTGCCAGGATTGCGAGTACTGTCTGTATCCTATGTTGGAGGTAACACTGACATTGTGGTTGACCCTGGCAATCAAGTGTTAGTGGCGGAAGTGGCTGGCGGCAGTCGGGCAATTAAGGTCGTATGCTCCAACATTTTTGCCTATGCTGCGGCTGCTTGCGCGGCTGCGCTTGGCGGCTATACTGACTGGCGTGTTCCCAACATCAACGAGGCGAACTCCATTCGAGATTGTGAGCAACCCAACGCTAGGCCAGATGCAGTCGCATTTCCAACTTGGGTATCCAGTTATTATTGGACGGCCACCACGAAGGCTAATGGGACAACTAGCGCCGAGTTGTGCGCCTATGGCGGTGGTGGCAGCAACGATGTGAAAACAGCCAACGATTATTTGGTTTTAGTGCGAGGATAACTTGGTGGCTACTGATTATCAGAAAATGTCTAAGCCGCAACTGATTGCTCTGGTGGAGCAACTTGTGAGTCAAATACCTGTGCCAGAACCAGAGCCGATACTACTCGAAGCCAAAGATGGTGAGTTCGGTCAGATCAGCCGTGTCTGGAGAAATCCTGACGGCACGGTTGAACGATGGGACTGGACGTACAAAAAGAATGGTGCGGTAGACACGATTACTTGCACCATTGATGGCAAAATGGTGAAAAGAATCACTCACAATAAGAACGGAGAGGCCTCGTGCTAATTCCGCTCATCGGGCAAGCGTCCACGCCAGAGCAAACATATCAGGAAAAAGTTCTGGCAATTCCCGACCTAGTGGCCTATTGGCCGTTGGACGGGGATTATGCTGACCTGTCTGGTAACGGATTTGACGGCAGTCCATCGTTGTCAGGCTTGTCCTTTGTGGATGGGGTAGGGGATGGCGGAGAGGCGTGCCACTTTGATGGCGTGGCTGGATGGGTGGACTTGTTTTCATCGGGTTTGGCAAACGCAATTGATAGAGACGAAGGAACAATGCTGCTCCATATCCGCATGACACCCGTCGTGTCGGAAGGTGTGGATATGAAGAGAATTTTCTACCTGTCCAACGCGGATGGCTCGCAGCGCATCCTGGTTCAGAAGCATGACAACGCACGTGAGGTGCGTGTGTACTATTTGTATGGTGCTAACCCACTTGTGTGGAAATCGGTAAAATACCAGCATATCTCGGCTGAATTTGTAGATTTGGTAGTGCAGTGGTCGAAAGCAAACGATTACCTGCGAATATACGGCGGCACTACACTCCTGGATGGGGTAAGTACTTTGCCATCCTTGACCGATGTACCAACAATCATCGAGTTTGGTAAATATCCGCCCGGAGGCGAGTTCTATTCTGGTGACTTGGCGCACGTTGCTATTTGGTCTCGATTGCTTACGGTTGACGAACGTACAACCTTAGCATTTCGGGAGTATCCTTGCCGGGATGGGTATCTTGGAGGCTCGATTACCAAAGGCTCCAACGCCTCAGACGATGCACACAAATTCCGTAACCTTGTTCACAGTTGGTTGGCGGTCACATATCCCTACGCATTCCAGGAAGTGTCTTGGTCGGCGGTAACTGGCAGCCATTCCTGGCAAAACTTGTTTAGGCTGGCGGCTTTGATAGCTCTCCGACCCCGCACGATTGTCATTGATTCAGCGGTCAACGATGAGGACGATAATTGCAGCCGCTATTCGGCTGAGGCGATTATTCGACTCCTACGCGTCGCTTTGCCGAATACCAAGCTCATTGGCTTACTCAATATCCGAGTGGCTGATGTGCATGTGGATGACCCGACTAATACCGACCAGCAGATACACGATGATTGGGTAGCGTTGCTCACGCACTACAGCATCCCTTACGCTGATTTCGCCGCAGAAGTGCAGGCCAATGTGCCTGTACCTTATCATCTGACGCAATACCTCGCCGATACCGTTCACCCAAACGACTTCGGTCATGCCACGATTGCCACTTTAGTTGAGGCGCAGATGGCGGCTTTTCTGCCTCCGGTGTCGTTGCCTGCCCGTTTGCGAGCGGACAGTGCGGATTTCGAGGCTACGCCGCAGGTCGTTTATGCCAATACTTGCTCACGTACTGGTACATGGATTGTGGATGTGAATGGAGCTTACGTGTCCAGTGAGGTTGGGGCTACGATGACACTTCCTGCTCCTGTTGCGTTTCGCAGCCTGGGCATAAGTGATGGCGTGGAAGGTGATGCGCCTGTACCTCCAAGCGTCGGTGTGTCGTTGAATGGCGGCGCGTATGTAAGCATGTTCCTATGGGAAAATGGTAAAGATTTAGGAAGTGTTGCTGTGCGTACTGTGTCCGTCAAATTATTGAGTGGCACGGTAAAAATACAATCGTTTTGGTTTATCTGAGGCACGCATGGCCGAGAAAATTGTGGCAATATATCAAACAAGTAAAACGCTCTACGCAATTATCGTGGATGCGGAAGGGAGCGCTTGGAACGGCTCCGCTTTCGAGAGTCCTGTTATTGCGAACTGGGCAACGTATGCGATTACGCTGACCGAGGCATCCACAACTGGCATTTACAGGGGGGACTTTCCTGCTTTGGATGCAGGCGTGTATGGGGTTGCCGTCTACGTTCAGGCCGGAGGTTCGCCGTCACCGAGTTCCGATGGTGCGCCAATAGCCAGTCGGGTGGTTCAGTGGGATGGCTCTGCCGAGACGTTTGTGCCCACTAATCCTTTGCTGGATGACGATTCCCGCCTGGACAACCTCGATGCAAAGATTTCCACCCGCGCCACATTGACCGCAGGCTCAATATCCTGGACGCGCGCGGTGGATGACGGTACCAACCCGCTAGACGGCGTGGATGTTTGGATCACAACCGATGAAGCGGGAGAAAACATCGTAGCGCGCAGCTATACCGACGCCTCCGGCCAAGTCACATTCATGCTCGATGCGGGCGATTATTATCTCTGGAAGCAGCTCGGCGGCTATACCTTTACCAATCCCGAAGAAATCACGGTGAGCGCATGAGCGGAACATCGCATGGCACCCCTGTAACCTCCCCTGGCGTGACTGGGACGCCGGCCGCCGGCGTGCTGGCGCGCCAGTATTGCACCGTGGCCGACGTGATCGCGGATCTCTCCCCGCTCACCGGCGGGGATGAGGCGGCGATCATGAAGCACATCCGCGCCGCCAACGCCTGGATTGATCAACGCCTTGGCGCGTTTATCCCGTTTATTGAGACCAAAAAATTTAATGGCGGCGGGCGCGCACGCCTGGCAGTACCACCGCTGTTGGCCGTGACATCCATCGTTAACGACGATGATACCTTGGTGGCCGGTGATTACATCCTAATGGGCGGAAATGAGCCCGGGCGGATGTGGGAAAATGGCCCTTATACGTCGCTCTTGGTGGATCCTGATGCAACCAATCTTGGGGCATGGTATGGTGAACCGGAGGGTGTCAGCATTACCGGCCGCTGGGGAAAGTACGAGAAATGCGTGGCAGCCGGCGTGGTGGTGAAAAACAACCCACTGGCCAGCGATGGCGTGGCGCTATATGTAGCGGACGGCTCGAAGCTCTCGCCCGGTATGGGGCTGCTGATCGGCGATGAGCAGATCCTGGTGGCCGGCGTTGGCGATCCCAGCGCGGCGATTACTACACTATCCGTGGCGCTGGATAGCGCCAGTGAGACGCTCACCCCCGTGGATGTGCTGGCGGCGAGCGTCGGCGAAGTCATCCGCGTCGGCTTCGAGAAGATGAAGATCGTGGATAAGAATGCCACCCAATGGTTGGTGCTGCGCGGCTGGAACAATACCAAGAAAGCCGCTCACAGTATAAGTGACAGCGTGGCTGTCTATCGCACCTTCGCGGTCGAGCGCGGTGTCAACGGCACGACCGCCGCCGCGCATGTCAAAGAGACTGCCATCTCCCGCTATCTCCCGCCCGATGACATCAACCTGCTGGCGCGCGCCATTGCCAGTCTGATGAAAAAGCTGGCTGATTCCGCTTATGCCGGGCGGGTGGGCAATGCCGAGTTGGGGCAAGTCTTCTATAACGATGCCTTCCCACGCGATCTGCTGGAGAAGATCGAAGCCAACTACGAGGTGGGCGCATGAGCATCAAGATTGGCGTTATGTCTGAAGACCTGGATAAGCAGATCCT